TTAAAATTACCACCATTAGTAGCTCCAAAATTAATGAAGTCACCACTTGGTTTTTCACCAGTCATGATAGCTTTAACAAGTTCAGCATCATCATCGTTTTCAATTTCATCTTTGATACGATGACTAGAACCCTTACTACCACTAGTTTTAAAAATAGTTTGAACATGAAAATCTGTTTGAGCAACTCCACTATTAGTATAAACAACTCTTACATAACGCCTTGCAGGACTAAAAGTAAATACTTTACCTTGGTCAGCTGGAATAGTAAAGTAGTCATTGTCACAAGCAGTAATTCCATCTTGGCTCCATTGAATATCCAATCCATCAGTAGCAGAGTCTTGGTCTGCTTTAACTCCAATAATTAAAAAGTTATAATTAAGAGTGTCTTGCCAAGCACCAGTGAATACTTCATCAACTCCAAGAGGAGTTTCTGTAGTGTTTTCTTCACAAATATGTCCACCACTTGCTTGACCACCATTGTCACCTACAGCAATCACTCTTCTAGCTTTTGCAGAGTTTTCATAAGTGTACTGCTTCTGGTCTAATGGGTCTACTTTATCATCCATACTCATTGTTGCATCATCTCAAACTTAATATCCATTGCTTCCTTTACAGAATCAACTTTTACAATATTTAATCCTGTAAGATTTAAATCAACAAAATTAACTCTTTCAGCTCTTTCTTCAGGCTTAGCTACTTGACTCTTGAAAATTATTGGTCCGATATAACTATACATTGTCCAACTATAATCGTCTTCAACAACGAATATTGGCTTTGCATCTTTAACAAACCTAATCCTGAAATCTTTCCAATTAACATTTATTATCATTTTAAAATGGTACCTCATCTAATTGGTCATTTTCAGCTTCTAAAGCTTCAATAATATCATCATCTACTTGGTCAAATGCTTTATCATATTCTTCTTTTAAATTCATTTTTCACCTCTAGCTATATTAGCAAATTTTGAAAGTGTATCTTTTGGCATTGAATTATTGATTTTAGTAAAAGAACCAAATTCATCTTTTAATTTATCAATACTACTATTAATCTTACTATCATAATCATTGATTAATTCATAATCAACATATCGACCTTCTGTTTTATACCTAAATGCTGCCATTGTAACAGCTTGACTAACTGGTGCATCTATAAATATTAATGAAGTATCATAACCTTTTTGTTTAAAATTTTTTAACTGTTTACTAGCCTTTTCAGTTTTAGCAAATGTTCCATCAATAATTATATTAATATTATTATTTGAATATCTTCTTATAAGACTAGAATTTAAATCACTACTTTCACTATGAACAATCATTGAATTTAAACCGTTATATTCTGGAAGATTAGCTTTTAAATCATCAGCATTTAAAACCACATATCGTTCACCATTTTTATCTTGTAACAATAAACTATTACCAGCAACTTCTTTAAAATCTTTTTGTATTGCAAATGATTTACCACTACCTGGAAGACCAGACATAAATATTACTTTTGGTTTACCATTTTTTGGTTTAGCTTTACGGGCTAATCTATCATATTTTTTAGTGATTTTTTTATGAAGTTCAAACCTTGAAGGTTTATATTTACCAGTTTCAGAATTAAAATGTTTACCTTTAGTATCATTACCAGATTTCCAATCTTTAATATATTCTTGAAGTTTTTGTTTATTACTTTCAGAAACACTATTCTTAAAAGTGTTTATCACTTCTTTTTTGTTATTAAAATTTAATTTAGTTTTAGGCTCATCATAAAAATATCTATAATTACCAGGACTTCCTTCTCTTCTAATATATTTAGCTTTTAAATATATAGGAGTTTTAGTTATTATACCATTCATTTTTTAATCCACCTGTATATACTGCAATACTGACCGACAATTATGTACTATAAAATTATTAGCTATATAAGTTTCATCATCTTCAACTGATAAATTATAAGTTTTAACGTTTTCTTTAACTCTTCTAATACCTGAAACTTTAACAAATTGATGTTCTTTTTTAACATGACACTTAGGACATAAAGTAATAAGGTTTTCAGGAGAGTTATCTTTAAAAATAGAATATTTAACTTTATGATGAACTTGCAAGTATTGAACAGTATCTTGTTCTGATATTCCACATTCTTGACAATTATAATTATCTCTTTCTTTAATTAACTTCTTAATTCTTTTCCAATCAAACCCTCTATCTGCGATTCCATACTTATCTCTTTTATCTAAACCTAAAAAATTCCAAGGTTTCTTGCCAAACATACCATTTTTACTTCCTAAGTGTAAATCACGCATTTTATTTCTATAATCATCAGTTTTCATAGTTTCCCTTAATTTATCTCTTGATTTCTTACTGTTCAACCAATTATTTTCTTTTATTTTTTTATTAGCTACTTCTCGACATTTTTTAGTAATCTTATTTTTATCTCTAACACCGATTTTATATTCATAATACATTTGACAACTAGCATTACAAACCTTGTTATTAACAGGTTTTCCACACCACAAACATTTATTCATTTGTTCTCACCAAATAATCATTAATTGTTAAATCTTTAACTAAAACCCATCCTCTCTGAGTTAAAACGGGATGTTCACCAGTTACTCGAAGAGTTTTCTTCCTTCTTTCAGTCCCAACATCAATCTCAAAATACTCTTCAGATTGGTTAACTATTGTTGAATAAACTCTTTTATCATTATTAAGATGAGTTTTTACAAAGTCACCAACTTTAACTTTTTCAATAGGTTTTTTTGTTCCATCAATCATAGTTATTTTAGTACCTTTTAAAAAACAATTTGGGTGACTTGGAGGAGCATCAAACTCTTCACCTTTCCACTTAAATTTTGCATCAAGAGGAATTGTTACTCCATCAAGGTCTCTGCAAACAGTGCTTGTTCTCTTATCAAGGTGAGCATCCCATCGCTTCTTCAATTTCAAACCCGATTGTCTTGCTCCATCAAGACTACCTTGATTTTGAGCTCTGACATATTCAGTTCTTGCAATCATAGATGCTCTATGTTCTGCAACATCCATGACATCTTTAACTCTTTTCTTAATGCTGCTTATTGATTCATTATTAATCATTGCTTGACTAAGTTCTTTACGAAGTTTTTCAGCAATGTCCTCATTCATACCTTTAATATTATCAAAGGTATATTTTTCTAGGAAAGTGATTTTTTGACCATTAGGAATAAAATTCATGTCAAACTGTTCTTCAACATCTTCTAATCCTTCACTATAAGCATTTCTTATAACTCTGCTAACTGTATTACCAAAAACATTGACTTTTAAAAACTGCATGAACTTATTAATCAAGTCATCAATTACAGCTTTTAACTCAATATCATCATCTAATTTCATTAAGTGCACCTTTTTTAAATCCATCAAGTGCAGACATCAATTCTTTGCTACGCTTTTTAATACCAGTAACAAGTTCTTCCTCTAAATCATTATCAAAACTTTTCTGCTCTGGATTATTAAAATTATTTTGTCGTGCTTGCACTTGCATCTTTTCAACTTCTCGCTCATGCTCTTCTTCCTTATAACTTTCAATTTCTGAATAGTCAATTCCTTCTTCTTCAGCAATGAGTTTTGGGGTATTAATACCCATGTCAAGTTGCATTTTGTAAAGAGAATGTTTTTTAAGGTCTTCATCAAGGTCATAATCATCAAACTTGAACTCTAAGCTTCTAAAAGCAACATCTCCCCATTCAGGAATAATCTCTTTATCAATTCTATACTTGAAAAGTTTTAATAATGGTTTAATAGCTTTACGCTTATAAACTGCTCCTTGAGTTTCACTAACTGCTTTATTGCTATTCTCAGTAAAACCCATCTCGTCTGGAGTCATGCCGAAAGCTGCCCATACAATCTTAGTCCACCAACTCTGACTCTCAATGAGCTGCATAGCTTTTGGGTCTAGTTGGAAAGGAGTAAATTTTACTTCTTGATTATAAATAGGTATCTTGAATCCTGTTCTACGAGTAAATCCAGTTATTGGGTCTTCTTCTCGAATAACATTATCAAGCCTTTGCCTAAGAGCTGTTATTTGGTCAGAATCAGCACCAATCATTTGAATCATACCTTCTGGCATGTTATTATTCATGAAGAAGTCAAGATTATACATTGAGCCATAAACAAGGTTAGTGATTATATCAGCAAGTATTTGAATTGGTGATAATCCATAGATACTATTGCTTTGAGGGTTTTGACTTATATAAACAACTTCTCTCCTACCAAAAGGAACTGGTAAAGCCATTGCAACTGCTCCATACTGGAAATAAGCTGCTCTTGTAGAATATTGAGTATCATACATTTGGTGAACTTTCTCTTGTTGCTGGTCTGGTGGCAACACATTTCCTTGACCATCTCTCTTTCTTTCACCATACATCTGATTTAAGTGATTAATGTCCATTGCTTCAATAAAATCTTCTCTATTACCCATATATCCGTGTATATCAGGATTTTTAAGGAATGAACCACCATCTCGAGCGAATATTTGCTGCATTTGACCATATTGATTAAATACTTTAATTATCACTCCTGCGTCAACTTCGAAAATATCTTTAGCAACTGCTCTTAAAATATCAGAGAAACTTTCTTTGTTCTCATTAGGATTATCGAAGAATTGAATCATTTCTTCACGCATACGCTCAAGTTCAGGAGTCATCTCAACACCATCTTTTAGAGTTATATCCCAATCAGTGCTAGCTATCTGGTCACAAAGAGTTTTAACAACTGCATATACATAAGGGTTTTTTGCTAATTGTCTTATAAGTGGTATGTTTTCCTTTCTTGGATATCCAAATGGTGGTTTATATAACCATTCAGGAATGTATGCTTTCATTATTGGATTTGAACGATTAATTAAATCGACATCTCCAGAATTAGTTGTTCCACTCGGTTGAGCTTCATTAACAGCTTTTTTGCCAATATTGTATCCGAATATCTTCATTTTTAGAGTCCTCTAACTATATAATCTTTAAGAATAATTTGTGATTTCTGTGAAGTCATGAAAATGAATAAATAAATTATTATTTTTAATCTTTTTAAAAGTTTTTATTTCTTTTTAGACTTCTTCTTGCTTCCACATGGCATCATTTACCACCTCGTTTTAGTTCTGGAATAGCTTCTTTAATCTCCATTATCTGACCACCAAGCCTAATAACTTCATCTTTCACTTGCTGAAGTTGTGCTTCAAGCTTTTGTTTTTCCATTAATTCTTGAGCAGCTTTAAGCTTTTCAGTAAACTCAACAAGTGCTGGTGTTTCTTCAATCTCTTTCTTGCCAATCTGCATTTCAAGATTACTCTTTTGAGCTAGCATATTGCTCTTTTGCAAGTCTAACTGTCTAACAATGTCTTTCAATTCATTCTTTTCATATTCTTTAATCGTTGTTAATTTATTCTCTGCATCAACCATTTTTAATTCATAAGTTGAGCCATTCTTTTGTTCTAAACTTCTCTTTTCAACCATTTTGTTTTCCTCCATTATCATATCTTTTCTTGTACGAAGGATGCATACAATTCTTGCAAACCTTTCCAGTACGAGACTCTGTTCTGTAAATCTCTCCGCATCTACGACACTGCTTTAAATGCATTTTAATCACTGCTTATATAATTCTCCATTAATTATTTTTAATATATCACCATTATCCAATCCTATTTCTGTTACTCTAGGGTCTAAAAATAAAGCATTGTGATATAATATTTCAACTATTTCCCTATTTGAAAGTTTTTTCATTGTTTATAAATTCTCTGGCCAATATGTCCAAGTCTTATAAAGTTGTCAATGCAACCAGTTACTCCATCACTTTTACATCTATGAGCAAAAGCCCAATCTTCAGATAAGTATGTTCCATGTTCTTCTTCAATAAAACAATTGAAGAATCCATAAGTCTTATCATACTCACTACTCTTATACACTGGAACATTTCCTTTTTCAATGAGTTTTTCAAATATATCTCTATGTATAAGCATTGCACCAGTTGGTATAAAACTAGCCTTGCTAAGTTCAACATTTGGGTCGTCAGGTACACCAGCCATCTTTAAAGGACTAGTTTTCTGAGCATAATTTGCACCAATAAACTTTTCTCCATGGTCCAATAACTTTTCTAAAATGTTTGGCTCAAAGATTAAATCGCTATCTAACATGAACAAGTAATCATCATCACACTCATTCAAGAACTTGTTAGCAATAGTATTCCTAGCTCTTGGAATTAAAGACTCACCTACTAAAAAGCTAATCTTTAAATCAATCACTCCACGCTTCAACTCATGCTCTTGCAAACCTAATAAGCTCAAACAAAACATCGCTTCTGGAGTCCTATGAGTCGGTACCCAAATTCTAACTTTCATCTTGGTCATTTACAAAACCTCCTTGTACTGTCTTAAAATATCTCGTGTCATTACAAGTCCTACATCTCAACTTGATATTGCCATCTTTCATATAAACCTTGTATAATCCATAACTATGAGTCATTTTAGTCTTTCCATGTCCACACTCTTTGCACGCTAACAATGCATAATTTCCTCTGCTGCCCATCATTCATCATCCTCTTCAATTAAAAAACCTTGTTCATCTATCTTCCAAACCATGTTTCACCTCCCAGTCA